CAACTGAGGGAGGAATTCATCTTTTACAATGCACAAATATGTGTGAAAACTAAACTTTTCGTCTGTACTAATAAATGTTTCTAAAGGTATAGTTTTTAAAATATCCGGAATTTCACCAATTTCTTCGTGTATTTCTCTTTGTAATGCAGGCCAAGGTGATTCATTTTTACCATTAGTTCCACCTACTAACCCCCATACATTTTTCTGTTTACTTTGGGCACGATGTAATAGTAAAAAACGTTGTGTTTTTAAAGAATAGAATAGTGCACCACTACAAATAATTTCTTGTTTCATACAAGTACTTATTTTAGAGTGCTAGTCGCCAGGTGCCTTTTCGGTATTCGCCTTCGAAGGAAAGTATCCACTCTGTACCAGTCCATCTGTACTGTACACCAGTGTTTAAATTAGTTATATATTTTGTTGTTGTTCCGCTATCTGCACTAGCATCAAATACTACATGCCAAGCTGTGCCGTCCCATTCTACAATGTCATTTTCGCCTGCTACAAAGTCTGAATTATCTGCATTTTTCCATGCATCCGGCCCGTCATATCCTGCGCCGCCTACATTAGAACTTGTGTTGATAGCACCTAAAAGTAGTAGTCTTAGTCCAGCGGCTTTTGCAGTAGTAGGATTGTATGTTCCAGGGTCAATAATAAAGTCAATTGATCCTGTGTTATTTCTACCTGACGGTGAATTTAAATTTGTATTTGTAGGAATAGTATCTTCATCCCAATTAATTATTAATTGACTTTCGTCTAATGTATTAATTGTAGCTGTTCCGTTAACGCTCATACCACCTGTTTCACCAGGTAATGTAACTCTTTGTAATTGGAGTTGTGATAGTCCTGCACGATATTCGCCTGGAAGTGCTTCAACTAAAGTAGTCCAACGAACACTGCCAGCTATTCCTCTATCTATTAATTGTGCTACGTTATTCATTACAACTAAATCGTAATCTTTATATGTTGTTACACCAATGTTCACACTATCACGTTCTACTCTATCAGTTTCTTTATTCATTGAAGGACTTTCTTTTGGACTGTCACTGTATGCTCTTAATTCAGGAATACTGTTACCTAACTTGATAGTTCCGGCACTTTCATCGAATATACTCATTACAACACTTGTAATAACTCCGAGTTTTTTAACTTTAGCAGGAAGATTAATGTATATAGGAGTTGTAAAACTTAACTGTGCAACGTCAATTTCGCTTTCTGTTCCAATTGGAATTGATCTTGAACTAAAATTCATAGTTGTAAGTTCAACAACAGTTAAACTACTCCAGTCAACATAGTTATCAGTAGTCTGTATTTCAAGTGCTGGATTAAACAACATTAACAGTTGTTCCATAATTTGTAGTTTTTGATCCGTATTAGTTGACCAAATATCTACATTAACTTGTAGAGTATATGGACTTGGCATAATACGTTCGACTGTATAATTTTTGCCTTGGGTATTTAAATATTCTTTGTTATTACTATCGTATGAACGTTCTCTTATATGTACTTTACTTGTAAAAGAACTATCACTTGTACGTGATCTATCTTGTTCTAATCCTGTAATGTATACTGCCATACGTGGTGCACTTGGAATTTTGTTTTCTGAATTATCTCTTAAAATATGTCCAACTTGGCGTGTAATGTCACCATACATAACAGGCACACGGACTACTTTGCCGTCTCCGTCTTTGTATGAAAAATTACTAAACAGTCTTACTAACTGCGTAACATATCTTCTTATCTGTCCGTCATAAAAATGTTGCATTAATTATCTGCCTTAGCTTTTAGTGCTTGGCTTAACCCCTGTCTTTCTTTTACAGTATCGCCAGCAATAGTTGCTTCGTTAGTATTATTAACAAATCCTGTACGCTGTGTATTCTTAGTATTAGTATTTGATAATGTCATTCTTACGTTATCTTCCATCTTAACCCATCTACGTCCGTCATATCTAAATAATCTATTTGGAAACATATCAACCCTTAAAAAATAATCTCCCTCAATTTGTGAAGTTGGAAAACTAATTCCACTCCCAAATGCTTCACCGTTTGGTGCTAAACCATCTCCAATAAGATAACCTGTATAACCTTCACGTTCTGGAGTTTGATTAACTCTATCAGCTAATTCATTTTGTGTACTTGTATCAAGATCTGTTGCATCTGTTGTTACTAATTCTGGAACTCCACGATCGTCAACTTGTAGAGTATATAAATGACTAGTGTCATACCCCGACTTAGGAGCATCAGCTTCTGCTTGTGCAATTACAGCATCGTTAACTTGCATTTCTGTTTCATATGTACTAAGAACATCACGTAACGTTTGTGAGCTTCCTTCTTGTGCAGGTAAATCAAGTATCTCTTTGAATTCTTGACTGTCTACTATCTGTTTCATTTTTACACGATACAGATGTGGATACCAACTTTGTGCAAAACCTTCGCTTGCTCTATTTACATCTTCAACTACATAGAATCGTTTTAGTGCAACGCTATAATCATTAAGTGCATGTTCGTCTTTTAAGTGTGGAAGCTCAATTACATCTCCTGACATAATCTTACGTCCAAGTGTTTTTACACTTGCATTAATAGGTATTGTCATAAAGATAATATCGTTTTGTAAAAATAATCCAAATTGACTCATATCAAAGTCTACATCTGAGACATTGTAAATGCCACGCATTGTATAAATGTCCGGATCGTACTTGCGATCTCTATTTTCCATAAACAACATATCTTGAATATTTGTTTCAGCAACAGCATTGTAAGCTGGTTGATCAGCTGTAGCACTTGCTTCATCTGGGTTTTTAGGGCCTAGATACTTGTGTACAAAGACGTCGGTACCTCCGACAGTAAACATCTCTGTTATAGTCTTATCTAAGAATGAATAATCTTTCCCTCTTTCGGGTTTGTATAAACTGAGTCTCGGCATAACAATAGTATTTATCGTAACGCATAAATACATTGTACGGAGAAGATATATGGCAACAAACATAAACACTAAAAAACAAGAAGTTTACAAATACGTAGAACTTAGTCTCGGTGGTGGAATGATCGATGTTGAACTCGATCCAGAGCATTATGAAAGTGCTCTAAATACAGCATTAACTAAATTTAGACAGCGTAGCGAAAATAGTGTTGAAGAATCTTATATCTTTTTACCTACAGTAATTGATCAAAATGACTATACATTACCAAATGAAGTGATGGAAGTTAAAAAGATTTTTCGTAGATCAATAGGATCACGCACAGGTGGCGGCGACGGTGGAACATTATTCGAACCATTTAATATGGCATACACAAATACGTATCTTTTAGCAAGCTCTAATATGGGCGGATTATCAACTTATAATGCTTTTGCAGGATATCAAGAATTAGTAGGACGTATGTTTGGATCATTTATTGAATTTAAATGGAATAGATCAAATAAGAAACTTACAATCTTACAACGTGCCCGTGCAGAAGAAGAACTATTACTAGAATGTTACAACTACAGACCAGACTTTGAACTATTAGATGACTATATGGCTGTACAATGGATCAAAGACTATACACTTGCAAAGTGTAAGTATATGCTAGGCGAAGCAAGATCAAAATTCGCTACTATTTCAGGACCACAGGGTGGTAGTTCACTTAATGGTGATGCCCTAAAAGCTGAAGCACAAGCTGAAATGGAAAAACTTGAACAAGACGTTGCATTAGCAGTTGCTGGCGGCGTAGGTTACGGCTTCACAATCGGTTAAAATAACACTTGACATCTGCTAAATTATAACGTATACTATACATTATAGATTAAGGACTCATTATGATTATTGGAATTTGTGGACTCATCAGTTGCGGTAAAGGTACAGTAGCAGACATTTTAGTTGACGATCACAACTTTGAAAAGATTAGTTTTGCAGACAAACTTAAAGACGCAGTATCTTTAATGTTTGATTGGCCACGTGATATGCTTGAAGGTGAAACACCAGACAGTCGTTATTGGCGTGAGCAAGAAGATGCATTTTGGACAAAAGAAACAGGACGTAGTATAACTCCAAGGTTAGTATTACAAGAATTTGGTACTGATTGTATGCGTAACGGATTCTATGATGGTATTTGGGTAAGTTTTGTTAAAAAGACTATTATTGATAATCCTAATAAAAACTTTGTTATTCCTGATGTACGCTTTGAAAACGAAGTAGAAGTTATTAAGAATATGGGCGGAAAAGTTTGGTGTGTTAAACGTGGACCTGATCCTGTATGGTTTAGACAATACCAAGATTTAGGCATTGAACCAACTGATGTACATCCTAGTGAATGGAGATGGGCAAGAGCATCATTTGAACATAATATATATAATGAAGGAACTATTGCAGATCTTAAAAGTCAGGTAAAAGGTCGCCTTGTTTCCACTTTGCGCCTTGCTTCTGCATCACCCGCTGACAGTTTGCACAGATAGTTTTTAAGTTACTACGCAACGTATTATTTAAATCGCCGTCTATATGATAAACATTAAACTGCTCTTTATGGTTACTATGGTAGTTACATTTTTCACAAGTATCTAACTGTCTATAACCAGCACGATGCCACTTAGGTATACCCCACATTTTTTTGCCGTGGTGCAAACAAGCATCACACTGCTTACGATAAAACGTTTTACCGTTCTTTTTATAGTTTACAGCCGCTGGTCTATATCCGCACTCGCATAAAGGTCTCATATTGTATTTACCTACCCTTTGTGGTACCTTTTTATTGGTGTTTTGATATATGTTTTTGGAGAAATCATATAAATACTTTTAACAGTTGTTATAACAGGAGAACTTAAATGGCTTTAATATCACCAGGTGTACAAGTTAGCGTAATTGACGAGAGTTTTTACACACCAGCAGAACCAGGTACTACTCCGATGATCTTTGTAGCGTCTAAACAAGACAAAGCAAATGCTTCAGGAACAGGTACAGCAAGAGGTACAACAAAGGCAAATGCCGGAGTACCATTTTTAATTACATCACAAAGAGATTTATCAGACACGTTCGGAGATCCATACTTCCAAACAGATGCAAGCAACAATCCAGTTAACGGTGGCGAACTAAACGAATACGGTTTACAAGCGGCATACTCATACTTGGGTGTTAGTAACAGAGCATTTGTTGTAAGAGCAGATGTTGATCTAAACGAATTAAGCCCAAGTGCAAGTGCACCAGCGGCTAATCCAGCAAACGGAACATGGTGGTTTGACACAGCATTAACAAAATATGGAATATTTGAATGGAACGGCAATGTCGTAACTGTTACTGGTGGACAGTCATTTACTAATAAAATTCCACTTGTTATTACTAATAAAGTTAACCTAGTTGGAGAAGTTAATTCAGGTATTCCTAAAGGTTCAATAGGTGCAGTAGGTGACTATGCAGTAGTTACAACTACTACTACTAACAAAGTGTACTACAAAAATACTTCAGGAGCATGGGTTAAAGTAGGAACAGCTGATTGGGTCAAGAGTTGGCCAACTGTAGCAGGTACAGCAACTGGTACACATACACTAGGAGACTCTATTGTAATTAATGGCACAACTGTCTCAGCTACAGGTACTACAATTACACAAATGGCGGCTGATATTACAGCGAAAGGTATTACAGGTGTAACTGCAGGTGTTGTAGACGGAAAATTAAACATCTTTGGTGACGGTTCAAACACCGTTGACGGTTCAACAGATGATGACGGTGCTATTAGATTAGCGGCAGGCGGTTCAGGTACATTACTTGCAGACTTAGGTCTAACAGCAGGCGACTACTATTCACCAGCATTTGAAATTGCTCCACACACAGCAGTTCCAGCATTTAAGACAGCTGACACTAAAACAAGACCTACAGGAAGTGTTTGGTTCAAAACTACAGACGCTAACTTAGGTGTACAAATGAAAGTTAAGCAGTTTAACGGAACTACTAAACTATGGGAAGACAAGTCAGCATTAGTTTACAAAACAAACCACGAAGCATTATATAACTTAGATAAAGCAACTGGTGGACTTGGATTAGCATTAGGTGCAACATATGTACAAGCACATACTACTCAAGCAGAAAACGAAGAGTTTGACTTTACAATTTTTGCAAGAAATAGCTCAAGTGCAACTTCAATTACTTCAAGTGCAGTAGCAACACAGTTAACAAATGCTCAGTCATATGGATTTACAATGGCAGAGAGTATTGTAGGACAAGCGGCTATGTCAGCTGGTAAAGCTCTAAGCATTACAGCGGCAGGTACAGCGGCAGACGCAGACACTATTGCAAATGCAATTAACGCGGCAGGGTTTGTAAATGTTGTTGCAAGTGTTGATGCAAGTAATAGAGTTATTATCCAGCATAACGATGGCGGAGAAGTACATATTAAAGATACAAACGGTGCTTTAGGCTTAATTGGCTTTACAGCATTTGACTACACAGCAAAATCAGGAACTGCAAACTTATATGCGGCACCAACAGGTGATGTTGTTTATGACTTCTATATGTCAAACTGGAAGATTTTAACACAAACTGCAAGTGCAACTGCTCCAACAGCATTAACAACTGATGGCGCATTATGGTACAACAGTATTGTTGATGAAGTTGATATTATGGTACACGATGGTAGTACATGGAAAGGTTATCAGAACGTTTACAGTTCAGCTGATCCATTAGGACCAATTGTTAGTGCAACACAACCAACTACACAACAAGATGGTTCATCTGCACTAGTAACAGGCGACATTTGGGTATCAACAGCAGACTTAGAAAATTATCCACAAGTACACAAATACAATGCAGACTTAGCAAAATGGATTGCATTAGACGAAGGCGATCAAACATCAGAAGATGGTATTTTGTTTGCTGATGCACGTTATGGTACAAGCGGCGGCACAGCTACACTAGCACCAAGCGGAACTATTGCAGAACTATTAGTTAGTGATCACTTAGACACTGACGCACCAGATCCTGCACTATATCCAAAAGGTATGTTGCTTTGGAATTTACGTAGAAGTGGATTTAACGTTAAGAAATTTGTACGTAACCATGTAGACGTAACTGCTAAAAATATTAGAATGAGCGATGTGAGTATGGCTACTTACTATCCACACAGATGGATTACTGAGTCAGCTAACCAAATTGATGGTTCAGGTAGCTTTGGACGTAAAGCACAGCGTAAAGTTATTATACAAGCGTTACAAGCAATGGTTAACAGTAACCAAGACATTAGAGATGACGAATCAAGGTTATTTAACGTAATGGCTTGCCCAGGTTACTCAGAGTTAATTGGTGAAATGGTTGCACTAAACAATGATAGAGGCTTAACAGCATTCATCGTAGGTGACAGTCCATTTAGATTAGCAAGTGACGGAACTACATTAAATAATTGGGGTTCAAATACAGCACTAGCAGTTGAAGATAACGACAACGGTGCAGTAACTAGAGATGAATATTTGGGTATGTTCTACCCTAGCTTGTTTACAAGTGATAATGCAGGTAACAATGTTATTGTTCCAGCAAGTCATGGTATACTTAGAACACTAGCATTGAGCGATCAAGTATCGTTTCCATGGTTTGCACCAGCAGGTACAAGACGTGGTGGGATTACAAACGCAAGTGCCGCAGGATACATTGATGCAGAAGGCGAATTTAAGTCAATTGCATTAAATGAAGGACAGCGTGATACACTTTATGCTAATAATATTAACCCAATTACATTCTTAACAGGAGCAGGACTTGTTAACTTTGGTCAAAAGACTAGAGCAAAGAACGCAAGTGCATTGGATAGAATCAACGTAGCAAGACTAGTAATTTACTTGAGATCACAACTTAAGAAACTTGCTAAGCCTTACATCTTTGAGCCTAATGATAAAATCACACGTGATGAAATTAAAGCACAAGCAGATAGTTTAATGCTAGAGCTAGTGTCACAAAGAGCATTATATGACTTCCTAGTTGTATGTGATGAGTCTAACAATACTCCAAGTAGAATTGATAGAAACGAGCTGTATTTAGATATTGCTATTGAGCCAGTTAAGGCAGTGGAGTTTATTTACATTCCATTAAGACTTAAAAATACTGGTGAAATTAGCGGACTATAATATGATAAATAAAAGTAATAGGAGCACATAATGGCAATTTCAACACTTTCAAAATTAACAGTACCTTTAGATAGCAACGCGAGTGCATCTAATCAAGGTTTGTTAATGCCCAAACTACAGTATCGCTTTAGAGTGAGCTTAGAAAACTTTGGTGTATCAAGTCCGTCAACAGAGTTAACAAAACAAGTAATTGACGTAACAAGACCTAGCGTTAGTTTTGACCAAATGACGGTTGATATTTACAACTCTAGAGTATACTTGGCTGGTAAACATACTTGGGAACCAATTACACTTAACTTGCGTGAAGATGTTAGTAACAATGTACAAAAACTTGTTGGTGAACAACTTCAGAAACAATTTGATTTCTTTGAGCAATCAAGTGCGGCAAGTGGTGCAGACTACAAGTTTGTTACTAGAATTGAAATTTTAGATGGTGGTAACGGTGCCAACACAGCAAGTGTATTAGAAACATTTGAATTATACGGATGTTACTTAGAAAGTACAAACTATAACACACTTAACTATGCTACTTCAGAGCCAGTTACTATAGCATGTACTATACGTTACGATAACGCAATCCAAACTCCACAAGGAACAGGACTTGGAACAGCAGTAGGTAGAACAATTAACACAGCTATTACAGGCGGCGGATCTATCTAAACAAAACAAAATTTAAATTAAGGGCCTTTGTTGGCCCTTTTTTTATGGCTAAATTATCTACCCACTTTATTCAAAAGGATAAATATTAGTATGAGCTTCTTAAACGGATTTTTAGACAATGTAGTATCGGGTGCTTTAAACCCAAAAGGCAACCTTGCAGACTATGCACATGGTTCAAGACTATTTGTTGACGATAGTCATCGATTAAGTCCAAAGGTAAAATTCCTTTATCATGTTACGTTTAATATTAACCCAGCGGCATCAGCAATTATTCCGCAACTAAAAGAAAAGCATATGAATGAACTTAATATGCTTGTTAAATCTGCTCAATTACCAGCATACAATATTCAAACAGATGTAAAGCATCAATACAATAGAAAAAGAGTTGTACAAAAACGTATTGATTATCAACCAATAACTATTAGCCTACACGATGATAATATGGGTATTACAACTGCTATGTGGGAAGCATATTATAGATACTATTACAGAGATGGTAACTATGCAAAAACAACACCTGATGGCTCACCAGATGTAGGAACAACAGCATTTGATCCTTATAACAGAGGCAATCAATTCGGTAGAAGACAGTATAGATACGGTTTTGATAACGATAGCTTTGCTCCATTTTTTACAAGTATAACAATAAGTCAAATGGCAAGAAAAAACTATACTTCATTCACTTTAGTTAACCCATTAGTTAGCAATTGGTCACATGATACGATGGATAACAGCGCCAGTGAAGGTGTTACAAATACTATGACACTAGAATATGAATCAGTTCATTATAGTAGAGGTGCTATAGGCAAAGGCGGACCTAAAGGGTTTGCCGAAGAACATTATGATAAAACACCAAGTCCAAACTCACTAGCAGGCGGCGGCGCATCTAGTTTACTAGGAATAGGTGGAGTACTAGCAGGAGGCTTTGGAGTATTAAATGATATTACTGGTGGTACAGCAAACTTTGGTACAGTATTAAAAGCGGCAAACGTATTACAAAATGCAGGCGGATTAACTCAGTCAGGAGTTGGACAAGAATTATTAGGTAGTGCAATTGGCACTATTGGAAAAAAAGCCGGAGTTGATGTAAGTGGTGTCGCAGGACTTGCTTTTCCAAATGGTGGAGGATCAGGTGGGTTAAGCACAATAGCATCAGCCGCGGCAATAGTAGGCGGTGGATCGTTACTTAAAAACGCATTAGCCTCAGGTGCTTCCACATCAAAAATAAGTACAGCTAGTGCAAATAGTTTTAGTGGACCTACAGAAGCACCAATGGACGGGGTAATATAAAATGGACAAAGTACAATTAAATTTACCTAAAAAACAAGATCAATCAAGTGCTGATGCAACTAAAAGATATTTTAATACATACTATCAAAAACAGTTAGCATATCCAAGTAACGAAGTAGATGCTGTAATAGGTTTTTTAGAATCAAAAGGTTTTGATAAATCAGCGGCACAGTCAACAGGTGCAATTCTTATGCAACAAGCTAAACTTGATAATGTTAAAGTATTTGAGCTATTAGATACATTAAGTGGTTTAGAAAAATTACAACTAAGTTTTGCTGTTGCAACTATTATAAATCTAAATAGACAAAAAGTTAGTACACTAGGATTTAGAGTAACTAATAACGATACTCCGTTAGAAGCAAGAAACATAATGGGTTAACCCATGAGCCGTTTTGCACAAGGTAAATTCGAAGCCAAACACCCAGACAAATATGTAGGACGTAAAACGCCAACATACCGTAGTAGCTGGGAATTTGCTTTTATGAAATTTTGCGATGAAAATCCATCTATACAAGCGTGGGCGAGTGAAGCAGTAAAAATACCTTATAGAAATCCGTTAACAGGTAGACATACAATATATGTACCTGACTTTTTTATACAATATAAGACAAAAAAAGGTAAAAATATGGTAGAGCTTATAGAAGTTAAACCAGATAATCAAGTAACTATGGAAACTGCCGGCAAATCTAAACATAATCAAGCACACGTAGTATTGAATATGGCAAAATGGGAAGCCGCAAGAGCATATGCTAAATCCAAAGGTATAGGATTCAGAGTAGTCACAGAAAAGGATATGTTCCACCAGGGTAGCCGAAAAGGCTAAATAATAGTAGCAGTTAATGTGAGTATATAATGACAAAGAAATTAGAAGAACTTCTCGACTTACCTGATAGTAAAGAAATTATCAAACAAGATCAGAAAAAAGACAGAAAAGAAGTATTAGCCCAACAGAATGAGACTCTCCGGGATATTGCTGAGTTTGATAAAATATCAGCCGCACTGCCCGCAGTTAAGGGATTAGGTGAAATGGCTGATACAGAGTTGAATGAAGTTGCTCAAAAAGCTATGGATGCATATGACGACCTAATGGATTTAGGTATGAATGTTGAGTCAAGGTACTCGGGTAGAGTGTTTGAAGTTGCAGGCGGAATGCTTAAAACATCACTTGATGCTAAAGTTGCTAAATTAGACAAAAAACTTAAGATGGTAGAACTACAACTTAAGAAAGAGAAGATGGATAAAGACGGCAAACCAGATGATGAGATGATCCAAGGCGAAGGTTATATAGTAACAGACCGTAATAGTTTGCTCGAAAAACTTAAGAATATGGATAAATAATTTAATAAGGACGAAAACATGTTTGAAAAATACCTAGCAGAAGCTAAAAAAATATACGAATTTAACATTGGAATAGCAGGTGAATTACCAGAGAATTGTGCTGATGATTTAGAAAGATGCTTGCAACGCTACAGTGTAGCATCAATGAGTGCTGGAAAGAAAACACCAATTCAAGAACGTCCACTGGACTTTCCACAACTTAGTAATTGCGAAGTTACATATTACGAAGCAGGATTAAACTATCCTACAACACCACAAGTGTTAGGCGAGTATATTGCACAATGTTGTAATATTGATAGGGCTAATATTATCGTACGTAATGTAAATGAACCACAAGAATTGTATCAAGCAATTAAAGATGACGGGCCTTATGAAACTAGATTAGAAACAGAAGACATGGGAGGCGATTCAGCACAAGACGATGTTGGTTCAAATCGTGTTATGTCTCTATTAAAAGAACTTGAAACTGCTAGATCAGAGCGTGAAAGTGATCCGTTACAAGACGTTAAACCAGGTGAAGGCGCAGATATCACCGACAAGGAAAATACTGTATCACCAGTAGGGAGCAAATAATGAACCTTAAAGATATGATTGCAAAAATGGACGCTATTGAAGCTCCTAGCAAAAAACAAGAATTAAAAGAATCAGCATCAATGAACATCTCAATGACAGGTGACGATGCTGGACAAGTTGCACAGATGATGGACATCATGCGTAATGCAGGAATGAATCCAACTAAAGTAAGCGACAAACCATTAGCACCAAGAATGGATATGGAAAAGCATATGAAAGCACTTGGAGCAATGGACGATGATCCAAACATTCCAGGTAGAGATGATGTCAAAGGAGACATAGATCTTAAAGCAGGACCAGGTTGCGGAATGGAAGATGCAGAATCAGACGAAACAGCAGTCGAAGGCGACTACGCTAATTCACCAGAAGAAGATTATGCACCATATATTGATGTAATTAAAGG